ATGCTATAGCTGGTAACTTATTCACGGGTAAGGTAAACACTTTTGATAACGTTATGAAATCTTACTTCCAAGGATCGTTACCGACATTTATGGACCATAGATTAAAAAAGAAAGGTCCGGATGGAAAGATGATATACAATTATTCTGACATGCCACCATTAGAGCATTTAGCTGGTATATTTAATGGTGATATCTCTGTGTGGGCTAGATATTTTCATCCAAATGTAAATGGCAACTTCTCCATAGACGAAAGCGTGATGACTCAAGAAGATATCAAAAAATATAAAGATATCGGGGGAATAGATCCTAATATTATAGTTTTAGATAACGGGCAAACAGTAGCTGAGTTGTTTGGTGTTGAAGTTGATAGTAAATTATTAACTCCGCAAGTTATCGCTGCTCAACAAGATATAATATATAGAAAGGCTATTGGGGAGAAAATAAGTCCTACAAAAATAAAAAACACATTATCTGGTGTTGGTGGTAGTAAGTTCTCAAGATCTACTAAGAACACTCAAACAATGACTAAAGCTATCAATTTCTCTCGTTCATCTAAAAATCCTACAAAAGGTATGAGCGCGTGGGATTTTGATGATACTATAGCTAGAACAAAATCTGGAGTACGATATACTTTGCCTAATCCAGAAGGTACACCTCAACCTAGTAGAAAAGTTATATTTATGGCTGGTGGTCCTGGCTCAGGGAAATCAACTGTAATTAAAGGTTTAGATTTAAAAAATCAAGGGTTTAAGATTGTTAATCAAGATATATCACTTGAATGGTTAATGAAAAATCATGGTTTACCTACAGATATGAGAGACTTCACTCCAGAACAAGCTAGTACATTTGGTAAACTTGGATTTGACGCGGGAATGATAGCTAAACGTAAGCGAATGAAATTCCAAGGTAAAGGAGATGGTATTATTATAGATGGAACTGGAAATAGCTTAAAGGTTATGGAAAATGCAGTTCAAGAATTTAAAAATAAAGGTTATGATGTCCAAATGGTGTTTGTTGAAACGTCTCTTGAAACAGCATTGGAAAGAAATAGAGCTAGAAAAGAACGTTCATTAAAAGACAAAATAGTAACAAGAACTCATGAATCGGTACAGAATAATAAAAAAGCGTTTCAGAAATTATTTGGTGATAATTTTGCAGAAGTTAAAACGGACAACCTCAAAATAGGGGATGCAATACCAACGTCGATAGTTAACAAGCTAGATAAGTTTACTAAAGGATATATTAAAGGTAGATTAGACGCTGGTGAATACGCTCATAAAGGAGCGGAATTAGAAGCTCAAGGAGCTACATTTGATTTTTCAGAATTTGATATTGTAAAAGAAGGTGAGAAAGGTCCATTATGGGGTAAAGCTATGGATAGAGCTAAAAAGTATGGTTTAAAAGATAATTATATATTAACAGCTAGACCACACGCTTCTAAAACAGCTATATATAGATTTTTAGATGCGCAAGGTTTGAATATACCTTTTGATAACATTATAACGTTAGAGAATTCTACTTCAGAATCTAAAGCTTTATGGATAGCTGAAAAAGTTGGGGAAGGGTATAATGATATATATTTTGCAGATGATGCTATGCAGAACGTTCAAGCTGTACAAAATATGCTTGATCAGTTTGATGTTAAAGGAAAGACACAACAAGCTAAAGTTAAATTTAGTAAATCTATGAATACTGAATTTAATAATATATTAGAAGATGTAACTGGTATCGAGTCTAAGAAAAGATTTTCTGCTATTAAAGCTAGAAAGAGAGGCGCTGATAAAGGTAAGTTTAGATTCTTTATTCCACCTTCTCACGAGGATTTTGTTGGATTATTATACAACTTTATGGGTAAAGGTAAAAAAGGTGACGCTCATAGAAATTTCTTTGAACAAGCTTTAGTAAGGCCATTAAATAGAGCTTATAGAGAATTAAATACAGCTAAACAAGCTATTGCTAACGATTATAAATCGTTAAATAAAGAGTTTGAAAACGTTAAAAAGAAACTTACAAAGAAAACTCCAGATGGTGATTTTACATATCAAGATGCTATAAGGGTTTATTTGTTTGATAAGCATGGGCATAAAGTTCCTGGATTAAATAAAACTGATCAACAGAAATTAGTTGATTTAGTCATGGAAGACTCTGAATTACAAACTTATGCTGAAACACTAAATATAATATCTAAGCAGGAAACTTATGTAAACCCTACCGAAAGTTGGGAAGCTGGTGATATAAGGACAGATTTAGATGATGCTACTGGTAGGGTTGGCAGAAAACAATTCTTTACAGAGTTTAACGAAAATGCTGAAATAATATTTTCTGAAGAAAATCTAAATAAAATAGAGGCTGCTTATGGAGAAGATATGGTAAGCGCTATTAAAGATATACTTTATAGAACTAAAACTGGTAGAAACAGACCTAGTGGGCAAAATAAACAAGTAAATCAATTTATGAATTGGTTAAACGGATCTGTTGCATCAACTATGTTCTTTAATATGAGGTCAGCTGTATTACAGCAAATGTCTATGGTTAATTTTATTAACTTCGCTGATAATAACGTATTCTCTGCAGCTAAAGCTTTTGCTAATCAACCTCAATATTGGAAAGATTGGGCAACTATATTTAACTCTGATTTTATGAAACAAAGACGTGGTGGAATAAAAACAGATGTTAATGGTGCTGAACTTGCTGCATCACTTAAAGGTGCTAAAAATACACCTAGAGCTTTATTAGCAAAATTATTACAATTAGGATTTCTACCAACACAAATTGGGGATAATATGGCAATTGCCACTGGTGGTTCTACTTTTTACAGAAATAGAATTAACACCTATTTAAAACAAGGGATGACTCAGAAAGAAGCTGAGTCAAAAGCTTGGGTAGATTTTCAAGTATTAGCAGAAGCCACACAACAATCAGCAAGACCTGACATGGTTTCGCAACAACAAGCGTCTCCACTTGGTAAAGTTATATTAGCATTCCAAAACGTAACATCTCAGTTTAATAGGTTAGGTAAGAAAGCATTTTTAGATATTAAAAATAGAAGGATAACACCTGGTAATACCACTCAATTCCAAAGTGATATATCTAATCTTTCTAGAATAGGTTATTATTTCGCAATACAAAACTTGATATTTTATTCTTTACAATCAGCTTTATTTTTAGCTTTATTTGAAGATGATGAAGATGATGAAAAATGGTTGAAAAAGAAAGAAAGAGTGATTAACGGTAGTATTGACTCGGTATTAAGAGGTACTGGTATTTGGGGAGCAGTTGTTGCCACTTTAAAAAACATGGCTATTAAACGGTTTGCACAAGAAGGTAAAAACTGGAATGCTGATCCGTATGCGGTAATGGCAGAAGCATTACAAGTTTCACCTCCACTTGGTATTAAAGCTAGAAAAATGGTTAACGCTGAAAAAACCCTTAACTATAACAAGAAGGTTATAGATGAAATGGAAACTTTTGATATTGATAATCCAATGTGGTCAGCGTATACTAGTCACATAGAGGGTCTTACAAATATTCCTCTTAACAGATTGTATAACAAAACACAAAACATAAGACAATCTTTAAATAATCAACATGAAGCTTATCAAAGAGCCCTTATGTTTGGAGGTTGGAGCCAATGGAATCTTGGTATTGAAAATGAAAGAATAGAAAAGATTAAAGAAACCTTAAAAAGAGAAAAGGAAAAACTAAAAAAGAAGAAGAAGAAGAAAAAGAAAACGAATCCAAAAACTAGAACTGTAAGAACAAGAAAAGTAAGAACACGGTAATGAAAAACCAATATAGAAGATGGTATGACTTTAAGTGTGGAGTAAATTATGTAATCTTTTAAGGTATAACAAAAATATAAAAAATGACGAAAGAATTAAATGAAGACAGCGGTTTTAAAGTAAGTATAAAAACCTTACTAGCAATCGGAGCTGCTATGGGCACCATTATTAGTATGTGGTTTATGTTAAAAGCGGATATTGCAATAGCAAAAGAATTACCAAAACCAGATGTAACAAGAATAGAATTTGACATGAAAGATGAATTAATACGTCAAACTATTATGAATACTCTAGAAGATGTTAAAGAAATTAAAGAAGATTTAAAACGTATGGAAGATAAAATAGATAAATTAAACTAACTAAACAAAAACTCTACGAATATGAATAGATTAACTAAAGAAATTAATAAATCAATTTGGAAGATATTTGGAGCTTACCTAATTGTAGTGTTTCTACTATTATTAATGTCTGGGAATGCTCTTGGGCAAACAAAGTTTTGTAAACAAGAAATTTGTGTTGTAGAATTTAATACTTATTGGAATAAAGATAATAATGTCTCTTGGTTAGACAGTTTAGCGAATTGTGGAGTAACAAGAGTACTCATAATGGATAAGCAGATGTTAGAAGATATGCAAAAGAAATATAAGATACAAAATGTACCAACAATAATAGTTTTCAACGGTATAGAAGTTAAAAGATTTCAAGCTTGTTTAAGATTCAAAATTGGGGCAACAAAAGAAGAAGTTCAAGAAGTTATCGATATAGCTTTAGAAAAATGAATAAACGTGTAATAATAAACTAGTGAATAAGACAATTATAAAAAATAAGATATGGCATTAATACCAACATTAACAATAAAAGACACAACTACGTTTAGTGATGAAATAAACTTCTCAGTAACAGATAGTTTAACAACAGGAGCTCCATCTCAAAGTTTAACAAAGGTAGCTGTTGCTGCTTCTGGTGGTTCTGCAACCACTTTAGTAGCCGCTGGATCTGCTAATCAATACGTGTTTATCAAACATACGGGGAAACAATCGGACGGAAGTACTGACACAACAAATCAATTAGCTATAGAGCTTGGGGGAAATACAGATTTACTTAGATTAAGTGCTAATGAATGGTGTTTTTTCACTTCAAAATCGGATGAAGCGGTAGAAGCTTTATCATCTAGTTCTCAAACGATAATAGTTGAATACGCTTATTGGACTCAAGCTTAAAAACAAAAACAATTAATAAATAAATAAATAAACAAAATTATGGCAACAACAACAGCGACGCTATCATTGACTAGCGCGGACATGACAAGTGATGCGTTAAACATAAATTGTTCAACTCAATTGTACAAAATAGGTACAACTATAGGTTTAGATGGAACAACAGGTTTAGCATCAAAAACAACAACATCAACCTCTATATACACTATATTCGGGGAAGCAGACTATTCAGATAATAAAGGGTTAAAATTTTTCGTAAGAAATACAGCATCGCCAAATGATTCTGACGAAGTGGCTTACACTCTTTTACTAACCCTTGGAAGTCAAGCGGTAGGATATTTAGGGCCTGGTGACTGGTTATTTATGCCTTGGGACGGAACAGATGACGTTAAATTAACACCTAGTACAGCTCAGTCTATGAAAGCTGAGTATATGTTAGTTTACGAAATATAGTAGTTACTATATAGTTATGATAAGCGAGCACATCTCCTATAAAGAGGGCGTGTAT